GCGTTAAGCGGCGAGTAATTGACGAGGCTGTTTTGACCGCGAGTTTCGCTGCTCATTGCAATGCGGGCCAGCGGGCTAAACATCTGGCTGTGCGCTGCCCATGCGGTTTCCTCACCAACCGGGCCAAACTGATTGCGGTGTACGGCATGGCCGAAATAATCGTGAACGGCACGAAACATTTCGTTATACGAAAGCCCGGTGTCGGGGTCGATTTTGCCTAAAAAGTCGTGCGGGTCGCCGCCCCGGTAGACAAACATATGGCCGCGCTTGTCAATATCTGCAAAAAGCTCCTTGCTGCTTTTATATCCGCCTTCGCTTCCACGGTAGTACGACATGGATATCGGCAACGCATCGAACTGCGATTTAACTTCTTTCGCAAGTTGAAAATAGGATTTTTCTAACAAATCGTCGTAGCTTTTAATTTTGGCTTTCTGCAATACGTCCGGCATGACGCGCTCATACGATTTAAGCGTAGCGGCTTTATATTGCGGTGATTCTTTTGTTGCTTCTAAAAAAACTCGACCAATCGGAGCTTGTTTTTGCAGGCTGCTCGGCGGGGTTTCTGGCAATTTATACGGCGTACCGAATTCAGCTTCCGTGTATTGGGTAGCGACCTGTCCCGGTGTTAAACGTCGTCCTGAAACCGACGATGGCGCATCAGGTTGCGCCACCGTGCCGCCAGTTCGTCCTCGGTCAGCTCCAGTCTGGGCCGTCCGTTGCGGAGCTTTTCCAGCTTCGCCTCTAGTGCCTCGTATTCCTGTATCGCCGCTTCCGCTTGTTTCTGCCTTTCGGATTCGGAGAAATGGGCCTTCTTCTCGTCTTTCATAAATCACCTTTTTTGGTCGGCGCGATGCGCCCATGCCAGCAATAACACCTTCTACCGGGGCTAACGCTGAACCGCCGATGGAACCACCCGTTACGTTCGCAGCGACGTTTAACGCTTCCGCAGGATCAACACGATTGCCTCGGGCCGCGTAACCGGGAGCCACTACTGCTTTAGCCGCGTCATATAAAAATTGAGGAGCAACTAAGCCCGTTTTTTCGCTGTAGTACGGCAAAATTGCGCTTCGGTCTTGACCGGGCTGCAACCCGGTTAAACGCTCAACTTCGCTTTCTAATGACGGCGTTGTGCCTTGCATTATCGCAGATTGATTGCGCTCCGCTTCTAACGCCAATTGCAGCCGTTGACGGTCGGTCAAGTTGCCCGTCGCTACGGCAAGTTTCCTGCGCTGTTGTTCTTGATGGTTTAGCGCAGCCGCTAACCGACCCGGATCAACCGCCATTTATGACAAATTCTCCAATTTGTATTTGAGGCTCGTCACCGCAGCATCGTGGCAACGAACAACGCGGCGTTTTTATCGGATGCAGCCATAGTTCCCCCAGATTGGGTTAGACTCACTTTAAGCACAAAAGTTTAGGGTTGCAAGCATGAAAATCACACCCGATTACCTCGCTGAACAACAGAAACTTCACCAGAATCCAGAGTACGGCGTAGCCTCCCTTGCCTTTGCGCCTATCGTCGCGCAACTCATCAAGGACAATTTATGGCACTCGGTGGCAGACTACGGCGCGGGGAAAAAGCGTCTGCAAGAGGGTTTAGCGAGGGCGGGTGTTGAGGTGGATTACCGCCCGTATGACCCCGTTTTCCCCGAGTACGGCGAACCGCAACCGGCTGATCTGGTCTGCTGCATTGATGTGCTAGAACACATTGAGCCTGACTGCGTAGATGCGGTTTTGGACGACCTTCACAAGATCATGCCCAAGTTTGGGTTTTTCAGCATCCACACGGGCAAAGCCGCAAAGGTGTTATCGGACGGCAGGAACGCCCACCTCATCCAGAAACCCGCGTCATGGTGGCTGCAACGCCTCTGCCCGAGGTTTGAGATACACCACCTCCAAGCCCACAACCTGATGGGTCAGGGGTTCTGGATGGTCGTCAGCGCCAATGCTCCTGCCGAATCTTCTGCTCATACCGCTCCACCAGCCCTCTGACGGTCGCCTCGGGGTCACGGGCTTCTAGCCATTCTCCACGGGGTTCCCAGACCTGTTTAGCGAGTAGTTGGTTGTCCGACAACTTGCCGCTGGTGGACTTAATTTCTAGCCAACACAAAAAGTACGTCCCGTCTGGTAAAAGTTTCAAAGCCAGTTTATCAGGGATACCCAATCCAGCACGGGTGTAGTCCACCACGCTAAACCCTGCTGCCTTCACCGCATCTACAACGGCTTTGTCGTTAAGGTCTTTTCTTGCTGCGTATCTCACGCACCACCTTGTCCAGATACCAGCCGTTTTTAGTCTGGATGAACCCCGCGTCAGGCAAATCCTCTGCGGGACGACACGCACCGCCAATCCGTTTATGGTTCACAAAACTCGCGGGGGTTACAAAAAGTTCCTTGCAGTCCTTACACCGTCGCTGCCGCACGCGCCTTTATCCTATTGACTCCACGTTCGCCGTAGAAACACCACACCATCGTCATCAGGTTAGGGTCGCCTACGACCAATTTTGCGTCAACGTCTCGTAAGTGCATCCCCACAACGTCTTTCAACCACTCAAGCCGTTCGGCGGTGAATGAGTCAGGGTTGATCGTATATCTCGCCCATAGCGCATCGCAGAGTTTTAGGCGGTTGTAGGCATTCGGCTCAAGGCTGTTCCAGTACCGCTCCGACTGCGCGTTGTTCCATTGGAGTGCCTCGGCTTCAGCGGCTATTTGCTTGTCAGTTTTGACAGGTTTTTCGCCGGGGGCGGGTTTATTTTTTTTAAGGTCAAAAAGACCCTGCCATTGGTTGGAAATGCTCTGGTTCACCACCTCGGCTTGGTCTTTCCCATACCGAGCAAGTTTGACTTGCATCGCGTGGAGTGAGGCATCCTTCACCGGTTTTCTGATGGCTTTCCTATAGGCTAACCATCTATCCCATGCTTCTAAATCTAATCCTTCTATCATCTCTTACCCCCTATGACTGATGGTGAGTCCGCACGGTTTCGGAAGGGAATTACGCCTAACCAAAATCGTGCGGTGATATGACTGACGGAGCCATCCGCTGTTGGCAACTTTTCACGGTTTTCCGTGTGTGGTTCGCGCTTCCCAACGACACGCTGCGCGTTCAGAGGCCCACCGCCCCGGTCTGAATTTAAGCCTGATCTGCGCGTGGTTTCCCCGTCCAGAAAGGCCGAGGCGTGAGGGGTGTTGACAAAGGTGCAACCTAGGTTAACAATGCCCTTACGCCGATCTGCAAATTCAGCGTAAGGCAAGCCCCTTGCCGCGTCAAGCCCCCAACGCCCCCCGCTTGGGGGTTTGTCGTTTATAGGCCCGTATAACCGCATTAGACGGTTTGTGGGGGCTTTACCAGCCCAGCCTGATATTGCCAAAGCCGTGCCTGTGGCACTTTGCCTTGACGCACCCATAACTGTACCGCTGCCCGAGTTACGCCAAAAGCCTTGGCAACTGCGGTTTGCGATCCGTATTTGACAACTAACTCCTGCGGATTCATGGCAACAGAATAAATGATGCAAGGAGGCTTGACAAGCCTGTAAAGGCTGCTATCATGGGAACCGTTGATAGATACAACCCACAGAGAGGACTTGCACATGGCTTACATGAACCAAGAACGCAAAGCGACGATTGCCGTTAACTTAAAGCCGGTTTTGCAGAAATACGGCATGAAAGGCACGCTGAAAGTTCATAGTCATAGCACCATCGTTTTGACGCTAAAGCGCGGCCCGATTGATTTTGGCAAAACGGAAGGTAGCGTCAATGTGTATTGGATTGATCATCATTTTGATGGTGTAGCGCGTGATTTTTTGAAAGAAGCATATGACGCGCTGTTATCAGCGGGTTGGTACGACCGTAGCGATGCAATGGTTGACCATTTTGACATTGCCTATTACGCCAACATCAATGTTGGCGCGTGGAAAAAACCTTACGAGTTGGTTCAGTAACATGAAAGCACAAACAGCAAAATTTATGGCATCACAAAATGAAATGCATTTCCATTACGTTCCAAAGTGGCAATTGTGGGGATTATTTCATTTGCAAAATTTGGAACGCCCTGCGGAATACATCAGCCCTCGGCAATTGAGAGAATTTTCGGACAAAGAATTTTTGAAATTGATAAAGTTAGTTCGCGGAATTGCGTAAACAAAGGAGACAACAGAAATGTCTATCGCAAATGTTCAAATGTATCTCCTCGGCACACTCTGGGAAGTTGAGGTGGAGTTCACCTACGACCCTGCCGAGGATTCCACCGGCCTCGCTGAAAGCATTTACATAGATCAAGTCTGGCTGCTCGGGTATTACCCTGAGGGGTCAGGTAATACCAAGGACTACGTTCCTTGCCACATCAAGGCCGACCTTCAATGCATGAGCAACAAAGACGATGCCGCGCTAACCGCTGCCGTGGAGGAATTCATCGCAGAGGCAGCGCGTGAAGCCTTTGACTACGATCACAGTTACGAGGACTGACCCATGAGCAACCGCGACCGTTTTATCGTGTTGTGCATTTTGTTGACGATTGCTTTTTTGTTCGCCGCATGGATTGAGCCTTGCGACGGCCACTCTTGTGCGGAGGTGACGCATGAGAGCCGATGAGTTTCACCAGTTAGAACTGGAGCAGCAGGAGCGTGAGGAAGCCGAACGTATCCGTGACTGCGAGAAAGCATTGGCAGAACTGACTGCCATCATTGACGAAGAACTACAGAAAGTTATCCGAGGACTGCACTAATGAGCGAACTACTTAAGATTAACGTCAACGATCACGTTGAAAAGAAAGGCAACCTGTCTTACTTGTCATGGGCTTGGGCATGGGCCGAAGTGCTAAAGATTGACCCGGCTGCACGTTGGACGGCGCATGAGTGGAATGACCGCCCTGCGATGTTCTTGCCTGATGGCAGCGCAATGGTAAAGGTCAGCGTAGAAATTAAGGGCGACATCAAGACTTGCGTGTTGCCGGTTATGGATAACCGTAATCGTGCGATTACAAATCCCGATGCGTTCTCTGTGAATACCGCTGTCATGCGTTGCCTTGCCAAGTGCATCGCTATGTTTGGCCTTGGCCTCTACATCTACGCGGGTGAGGACTTGCCCGAGGGTGCAGCACCAGCCGTAGACGATGACCTCATCGCCCTCATCAACGGTGCAGCCACGCTGGACGAACTGACCAAGTTATTTAAACGACTGACCAAAGAGCAGCGGATGGCGCACATTGACTACTTCACCGCACGCAAGAAAGAACTGACCCCATCGCCGGAGGCTGCGTGATGGAGCAGCGCACCGACGAATGGTTTGCCGCACGGCTAGGCAAAGTCACCGCCAGCCGCGTAGCCGATGTCATCGCCAAGACCAAGACGGGTTACAGCAGCAGCCGTGACAACTACATGGCGCAGTTAGTCTGTGAGCGACTAACAGGCAAGCCCACGGAAGGGTTCAGCAACGCGGCGATGGAGTGGGGTACACAGACCGAGCCACAAGCGAGGGCTGCGTATAGCGCAAAAACCGGCGAGTTAGTAGAGGAAGTGGGGTTTATCCCGCACGCCTCTGTGCCGGGGTCTGGCGCGTCACCTGACGGGTTTGTGGGTGAGGGACTCATAGAGATTAAATGCCCGAATACCGCCACGCATCTTGAGTACGTCTTGGACGGCAAGCCACCGGGAAAATACGTTACCCAGATGCAATGGCAGATGTCGGTGACGGGTGCGCCGTGGTGCGACTTCGTATCGTATGACCCACGCCTACCCGAGCATCTGCAACTGCTGATCGTGCGGGTTCCGCGAGATGACGAGTACATCAAGATGCTTGAGCAGGAAGTCACAAAGTTCCTGCAAGAGTTGGACGAGAAAGTTAACAAACTGGAAAAGGTGAAACTGTGAGCGAATACGATAATTCTGGCGTACTGTTTAAGAACGACAAGGGCGACAACCCCAAGCGTCCCGACTACCGTGGCAGCATCTCGGTTGTTGGTGTGGACTACAACATCTCTGGCTGGATACGCGAGAGCAAGAAGTCAGGCGATAAGTTCTTGTCGCTAAAGGTTGAGCCAAAGACCGCGTTTAAGGGTCGGAGCGAGGGGCCAAAAAAGGCAGAGCCGAAACCCCAACGCACGATGACCGAGGACAACTGGTCAGACTTGGACGAGCCGTTCTAATGCGTGTGTTTATCGGGTACGACAGCCGCGAAAACATCGCGTATCAGGTAGCGAAAGCCTCGCTCTTGAAACACTCTAGTATCCCGTTGGAAATTACCCCGATAGTGCAGAACGATCTACGCTATCGGGGGATTTACCAGCGAGAGTTTGATCCGCTTTCGTCTACGGAGTTTTCGTTTACCCGGTTCCTGACCCCGTACCTCGCTGGATACACCGGCTGGGCCTTGTTCTGTGACTGCGACTTTTTGTTTCGGGGGGACATTGGTTCTGTCACCGACTACATGGACGGGGCAAAGGCGGTGATGTGCGTACCGCACGAATACACACCGTCCGAAACGGTCAAGATGGACGGTAAGACGCAGCATCAGTATCCAAGAAAGAACTGGTCATCGTTCATCCTTTTTAACTGTGAACACCCACAAGTCAAGACCCTGACTCCAGAGGTGGTCAACACGCAGACGGGGATGTACCTACACCGCTTCCAATGGTTGACAGACGACCTGATCGGTGAGTTGCCGATTGCCTTTAATTACCTTGAGGGCTGGCACACCAAAGACGACTGCCCAAACCCCATCGCCGTGCATTTCACGCGGGGTGGGCCGTGGTTTAACGAGTGGCAGAACGTGGAATACGCTGCCGAGTGGAATGCCGTGGCAAATCAGATTTCATCAGAGCGTAGCGGCATAGAATGAAACGCATCTTTCCCAAAGGCACGCACCCCGAGGACATCGCGCACGCGGTGTTGCGGATGACGCAGCAGTTACCGACCGACAAGGCGTGGGCGGTGACGGTGGAGGAATGGAAGAAGCCGAGGACGCAGCAGCAGAATCGGTTTCTGTGGGGTGTGGCTTATCCCGCAGTTTTAGAGGGCGGCGGCGAGGCATTGCGCGGTTGGACACGCGACGACCTACATGACTACTTCTTGGGTGAGTGCTTTGGGTGGGAGACGCTAGAGGGTTTTGGGCGTAAACGTATGCGACCGCTCAAGCGATCCTCTGCGCTAAACAAGCAAGAGTTTAGTGATTACCTCCTGTTCCTTGAGGCGCGGTGCGCGGATATGGGCATTGTCATACCAGAACCGGTGTACCACGAATGACTCCTTACATCACATTAACCGTACCCGAACAACGATTAGCGCAGTTTCTTGCTAAAAGCCGATACGAAACAAATCGGCGCAAAGGCACAATTAACTTAAAAGTTAGTCACGAAACTGTGGAAACAATTGAACTAGAAGGCATTGCTGCTGAATTGGCATTTTGTCGGTATGTAAATGTTTATCCCGACCTTGATCTTAAAATTACTGATTGGGATTGCGTGTTGCCAAACGGCGAAAAAGTAGACGTAAAAACAACGATGCACGCTAATGGAAGATTGCTTTCTCATCCAAATAAGAAAGACAAACAAATTGACGTATTTGTTTTAGCAATTGGAAAATTTCCAACGTACCGTTTTGCGGGGTATGCGTTATCAAGTGACTTGTTAAACGAATCCCGATTAACTGATTTAGGGTATGGGCCTACCTATGCGATTTCGCAGTCTGAATTGCGAGATGTTGAGGAATTGAAATGAGCCTACGCAAAGAGGCTAAAGGTCGCGGCTGCATGGTGCGCTTACCCGGCATCTGTAACTTCAATAGCGAGACGGTGGTGCTGGCGCATATTCGCGTAGCAGGGGTCAGCGGCATGGGCATGAAATCACCTGATTTGCTTGGCAGTTGGGCGTGTAGCGCGTGTCATGCAGAGATAGACGGGCAGACGCACCAGAGCGGCCTGTCACGCGACGAGTTACGGTTAGCGCACTACGATGGGATGGCGCGAACAATTGCACAACTAGAAAAGGAAGGGCTGGTATGAACTTCCTCGTAGACACGCCGTATACACCCGCATGGGTGCGTAATGAGTTCCTGTTTAACCAAGAGCGAGGACACGGCGAGTTTACCGAGTGCATGGTGTTTGGGTTTCGCGCAGAACCCGCCCGAGTACCGATGTTCCAAGTGATGCTGGCAAATGGCGCACAATGGGCAAGAATGCCGATCCATGCGCTATGCAGTAAGCCCTGCGACCCGCTGCCACTACGGTTAAGCGTATGGTGGGACTGCTATGGTTATCATTGTGCCGTACATCAGTTTAACTTCTTGCAGAGACACCGTGTATCAGCGTTGGGCCGTGATCAGGTCATTCGCCACGGAACGTACCTATTTACGGTGGATTGGGTCAAAGACGGATGGAGTGAGTTACCCAATCAGCATAAAAATCATCATTGCATTGCCTTAGACGATGGGCCATGGATTGCCTATCCCAACAACCGACTGCTCTGGGACGACCCGAGTTGGATACAGCACGGGCCGATGGAAGCATGGAAGTCCCCCGAACAGTCGTATTCTGTGGAGGATCAATGAAAAACCTGTACATGAGGCTAGACCGATATTGGCGTAACGAATGGCGGCGTGTGCCGTCGCCAGAGTGGAACTGCAAGAGGGGGCATTGCGATATATGGTAATCGTAGACAACGAATCCCCGCCGGGGGCGTGGGAGCGAGAACTACAACGCGCACCGTGGGGCTATGGGCAGAAAAAACAGCCAACGCTCAATGAGGTGCTGTGGACGCTGCGTAAACTCGGCCTCTCGGTGGAGGCTGACATCATCGCAGCCGAGGTTGCGAAAATTAAGGCGCAGACGTAGGGGGCCAGCGGAAGGGCTGCATTTGCAGGAAGTATTGTCCATGACACTTGCAGACCCCTTCCAACAAGCCGTTGACGCGATCGTGGGCGCACCCCCACCCCTCGCCGTTCCACGGGCAGCAGAACACGCAGCGGCTACAGATGTCAGGCTTTGCGCCGTAAGTATCCAAGGTAGTCAGCCCCTTCCTCGGGTTCCCACCACACCTTGACCATATCGGGGTGGTGCGGGGGCAAATCAGGGTTAATCGTCGTCAGGACACACGGGGACAGGGCGTTATCCCGAAAGCCCTTGTCCTTGGCAAAGCGGTCGTAGACCTTGTACGAGGCGACCTTGAGGGCGTGCATCGTGATGCCGCTTATAGGGTCTTTCAGCACAGAGTACGCTGATTCGTGCTTATGACCCGCCACATAGATATGGTCGCGTGTGCCGAGCATCGCGGCCTTCATAGGTCCATGGGCGGGGTTCCAAACGGATGACCCGGCGTGATCGTGTCGGGCGTTGATCCTGACCTCATTGCCGTTTGGGAACCGTAGGGCAATCCGGGCCTCTGAGGACTTGTAGAGGGCGTTCTGCTGCTTGGCAATCCACTTGAGGGGGTCACCCGCCCCACTCCACAGATCGTGGTTCCCGGCGATCATGTAGAGCCACCGGCAGCGGTTAACGAACCACTCTGCCAGCCGCCATGACTGCGCGGCAGAGGTACTCTGGTCGGCGTATAGCCTCGCTAGGCGACCGCACCAGTTGTTGGTGGTATCGCCTACGTTTGCCGCGAAAAGCCCCTCTGTGGCGTTTACGAGGGCCGTATGGCGTTCTATGGCCTCTAGGTCGCACCCATCGTCGTCAACGTGGGGGTCGCCAAAATGTAGTATCCCAATTGGGCCACCAATTTTGATCCGAATTGGAATGAGTTTGGAGGCTTCCTCATGTTCCCGTTTGTGCTGGAACTGCCGCTTACGGTGGGCAATCAACTCCTCTACCGGGATGTCGTCCGAGGGGAGCGGGGTAAAGGTAAATTCAGCGGGTTTCGCGTCAAAGTGGTCTTTGTTGTAGGAACTTTCAGGGACAGCAATACCCTTGCCGCGCATTCTGGACACCCGATCCATGACGGAGCGGGTACTCATTCCGAGCGTTTCGGCGGCTTGACTGCGGATGCCGTTACTTTGTTTTAGCGCGTCTAGGACTTGTTCGTCGGTTGCGATTTTTCGCATGGGTCACTTTGATGCCGAGTTCTTTTCGGCGTTGGTCGGTTCTCTCCCGATCTACCTCGGCCCTCCATTCCAGATGACCGTTAACGAGCCTGTATTGTTCTTTGTGTACTAACGCACAGTCACAGCACTCGGTATGTGTGTAGCCTTTGACCCGATACCATGACCCTTCGTAAGTCTGGATCGGGGTGTATTTAGCCACTCACACGCCTCCACTCTGGTTTACCTGTCCCACGGCTGAAGTGCGGGGTATCCACTAACTTCACACCGTTGCCGCCCCAACTGTTGAGCGGGTGCAAAGATTCCCAAAATAACCCAAGCGGTGCAAGTACCTTCTTGTCATAGGTTAACTTGCCGTCAATGAAAAAGTTGAGGTCTACCGCACGGCGCTGCAAGTGCAGACTCTCCATTGTGCGGGAACGCCCAGTCTTAACGTAAATCTGTTGTTGTTCGGGGGTGCGGTAAAGTTCACCCGCCGTCACCGTAAAGCCCTGCGAGGTGGCGAACTCAATGAGTTTGCAGAGGTCTAACAGGAACGCTGCCTGTTCGCGTACCGCACTCATTTCATCGCTTCCTTTAACTGGTCGGACTTCTCTTTGCTGCCCTGCGAGGAACCAAAGTAGTACGACACAATCTGCGTAGCGATAGCCGAGAGGACGCCTAAGACGTAGATTAGGATGTCCTTGCGAGACGCATCTACCGGCGTATCGTCAAACATTACGACACCAAACAGCACAAAGGTCAGCGTCACCACCCCAAGGGCTAGGATAGGGGTAACGATCTTGTTAATGAGCGGAGCCTTGTCAGAGGTCGCAATCGCCGTTTCGCGGTCGCGTGCGCTGTCTACGTCCTTGAGGCGCATTTCTAGTTCAGCAAGGTCTAGTTTGTCCTCCTCAATGCGGAGACGCATCAACTCCTGCTCATGCTCCATCGCGGCGATCTGAACCTTTGCCATATCCTCGGGCGACATATTAGGCTTCAGTTCCACGCCTAACTTGTCCTCTACCACCTTCTTACCCTTGGCAAGGACGGCGTTAGCCACCATCCCTAGTCCATTGGCAAGGAGCGGCTGAAGGATGGGCAGCAGGGCAGCGGGAATCATTTGTCGGCCTTGTCTTCTAGTTTGTCAAAGATGAGGCGCAGCATTCCCTTGATTTCGTCAAACTCGCGCTGGTAGCGGTTCTGGTCGCGGTTGTAAGAGTCCTGCGTGACGTAGGTCAGCGGCATTTCACGCACATCCTCGTCTAGTCGGTCAATGGAGCGGGATATGTTGTTGAGTATCCAGCCCCCGAACAACCCCGCCACGCCTACGATGATGTTAAACAACACTTGCGTATCCATCACTTTCTCTGAATCACATCCAAGTTGTTATTGATCACCCACAGATACGCCGCGCACATCAACCCCGTCAGCCAGTACATATCTGCCCACCACAGGGCAAAGACCCCGGCTAACTTGATGACGACCATGACCACCAGCGGCTCGGCGTGGGTAAACGCTTTTGCCAGTACCGGGTTCATTTCCCGGTGTCCCATCTTGAGTGCTGTCAACGTTGTCCAGATGTCTAACACCTGAAGCACTACGAAGATCAGCAAGAAGACGGTGTTGGCGGTCACTACGCAACCCAAGGCAGCGGCGGCGTGACGACCGGAGG